GGAAAGCCTACTTCTTGAATTAAGGTTACAGCTGATTCCATGTTAAATCAGCTCTGCAATAACAATCGCTCCAACTATAAAAGGGTAAACGGCCCAAATCATATTTTCTAATTTATCAAACCTTTTGGATCCGTCCTCAAGACGCTTATCTATGCTTTTGTATAAAGCTCTACACTCCCTTTCGTGTGATTCAATTTTATTTAAAGCGTCTTTTACTGTAGCCATTACTTTTTACTTTTTTTAACTCGTTTAGTAGTCCAAGCCTCATTAACATTTGGTGTAGATTTATCATCTGCCACATAATGTCCTTTTTTGTTTCTAGTTCTCACTTTCACTTCCTCTGTGCCTGTGATGTTATTCCATAATCTTTTTAAAAAACTCATATTACTTATCCTTAGCCTTTAAAATATTTAAAGCGCACCAATCTATAATACGATATAACTTGCTTAACCACCAATTACCTTGTGGTGTTGGTGTTACAGCAGCTATAAAAGATGCTATTGCTATTATTGTACATATCCAAGTAAATATATTAATTACTGTCATTTTCATTCTCCTCTTTTTTTATGTTGGCTTTATTTTGCAAATTATTAGCCAACGTTTGTTTATTTTCTTCCACCACATCCCAACAATTTAGATTAGATGCAATCGTTCTTCTCTCACCTTCACCTTTGAAAGGATATACCATGTGTTGTAACCACGATGGAAATATTAATAGTTTACCAACTTCTGGGGTCATAACAAAGGACTGTGCTGGTGCTAGTCTCTCACTATCTAATACTGATACTCTTCCATATTGAAAAGAAATACATCCATCTGAGTGTCCGCTTTCGTTATATAAAGAATAGTTTGATGTGTTTGCGACAGCCTTTTGGCCTATTTGTGGTGGTACTTTTGTCCAGGCTGTAGTTGAAATGCCCATGATTGTTTTAGTGCCGTGATCGTGTATTGGATTATAGTCCCCATCATAACTGTGTACTGACCAAGTTTCATCTATTTCAACTTTTTTAGCACATTTTAGTGGATTGCCTGCCGCTGCAAACTGCTTTATATATTCTGTTGATAAAGCTGTTATAAAAGCATTATAACCTAACATTCTAGGGTCTTTATGGTCCAAAAGAAGTTGCTCACCTTTGTGTATTTGTCCTACGAGGATATTTGCTAATGATTTTTTGTTTTTGTTTTCTCTATACTCATCTAGATAATCATTAACATCATTAATAATTTTATCAGGCATGTTAGTTTCTAAAACATAAACAGCTGGTAAAACTTGCATTTTATAATGCACTCTGTCGCTACTATTTTTCATATTTTATTTTAATCTGTTTCGCAGACTTATTTTATTATAGTGCAAAAATGCCTAGTCGCCTATAACCACATCAAAAGCTAATACATATCTATCTATTTTTGGTACGCCTTCTTCCGCTTGATGATATAGTCTTGAATCAAATACATTCCAATAATTTACTTGTGGTTTAATCCTTTCATCATCACAAAATTTAGTTCCAAAATCGGTTTCAGTTAAATAAGCTATTCCTGATATATTAAATTTTTCAAGATTACTTACGTGGTTATGCCTTATAGAATCTATTTTTGAGTTTGCTTTGTTTAAAAATACCCAACATTTTTTATGTAAAATATTTGGTTGATAGCTTAGATATTTACATACAGCTATATCAATAGACTTATTTAATTCTATAAAGTGTTTATGTAAAGTGCCAAAGGACTGTATTCTTGCGTGTTCGCATTTTGGATACTCTTTGCAACAAGGATTCTCTTTAATGAAATAATTTAATTTTTTTAAAAAAATTTTATCGTTTATTTTTTCTAAAATATCACAATAATAGGTTTCGTACATTATTGTTTAAAAAAAGCTGGCAATCCCAACATAGGCCTACCATCAAATTTATTTTGTTTTGCATTTTTATTACTTGCATCATTGTAGTGTAAAAATACTTGTACACAATTTTTACCCTCAAAAGGATTTCTCCAGTGTTCTAATTCACAACCACGATACATTAACATATCACCTTGCTCTAAATTTATTTCAATATTAGGCTCTATATATATTGACCACTCATCTCCACCTAAATTCATAGTAGTTGATATTTCGCAAGAGTATCTATCTTTGTGTCGTTTTAATTCATCACCGTTTTTATAAATTCTTGCATAAGAGTAAGTTTCTATAAGTTTTGTCTCTGATTCTTGTTCCATAATAGGTTTCACTTTTTGCAATAAAGTTTCCATAACTATGTCAGAATAATGTGAGTAAGTTTCAGGTATTTGTGTGTCATTCCAAACACCAAAGTATTCTGTAAATTGAGATATATAATGAGTGTCAAACAAATGCCTAGCTACTTTTCTTTTATTTAAAAAATACTGATAACAAAAATCTGCTAATTCTTTTGATATAGCACCTTTGATTATTTGGTAATTTTGTTTTTTAAAACTCATAAAAACTCCTATTGAAAGTTTGCAACCATAACTATTCTTTTTTCATCTTTATTGGGACTTTCCTGAAAATGCGTTAATTTGCCATCAAACATAATTACCCCATTTTCTTTTGGATTTGAATAAAATTTTTGTCCATCTTCTCCCAAAACCACTGTTCTGCCTTTAGAAAATGTATTTAAGTAAACTATGACAACTTTATGTGGTAAGTTTAAATCTGTGTGAGGCACACTTTCTTTTACACAACTATGAGGTGTCATGTTTATATTCATACGATACATAACTTCAAAATTTATATTATTAAAATCTAATATTTCTTTTAAAATAAAATAACATTGATGAAAATAACCAGAGGAGCTTTCAGGTATAGCAGGTACTTTTTTTCCATCAATTTCATGCACAGGTCTTCCTAATAGACAATGGGCAAAAAAACCCATATCTTTTTTATTTGTTTCATGCACGGTTTTATCAAGATAATACCAAGGGAAACTATAACTAAACACTAAATTTTTTAAATTTTTATAATCTTCCGTTACAGGATTTTTTAATTCAGCAATCATCTAAACGGATACCCTAAATTCCAACACACCAAGGAGTGCCGTGTTCCTTTAGTAACAGGTGTGACCCTATGCCAAACAAAAGAAGGAAAAACTATAATGCTCCCTTTTGGCCTAATTTCTTTACATATTCTAGGTTGTGATGCTTCATCTTGATTTCTAAAATCAAACTCTAAATCACCACCTTCATATTCTATAGGGTCGGTAAGAGATATAGTCATGCTAAGTTTTCTTAGCTTACCATGTGTATTTGGGTCTTCTGGTTGATTATATGGTTCAATATGCGAATCACAATGCCAATCATAAAATTGACCTTTTTTATATTCTGTAAACTGACAGGCCTCAGACCAATCCCATTTAAAATTCCAACCAGCATTTGCGTTTGCTTGATGTATATAAGGTTGTATCTCTTTGTAAATCCATCGGTCTGACATCCAAACCACGTCTGATTTACGTTTTTTTTGTATGTTTTTAAGGTCTGCTTCGCTAAGATTTTCAGCTTGTGAATTACCTGTAAGAGCCATTTGTTTATCTTGCTCTTTACCATAACGCACCATGTCATCACAAATTCTTTTTGGTATAGCTGACTGAAAATACCAGTAGTACCATTTAAGATTCATTTTTTATAGTGTAATTAATTTGTCCAAGTACCAGCTTTTACGAAGTCGTAAACTTCATCTAAACTCCATATTCCAGATGCTCCTGATACAAAATCTACTTCTGGTTCTTTAATCACTACACCAGAACCTCCGTTTGTTGTGCTTGATGGACTTGCTGCTCCTGCTCCTCCTGCTCCCACAGTTATGGTATAAGGTGTACTACCTACAACTGTCAATGTGGATTCAGCTGATGCACCACCCCCAGAACTTTCTCCTGGAACAGAGCATCTATAACCTCCAGCTCCACCTCCGCCTCCGAAGTTTTGGAAACCAGTTATACCATCACTCCAACCGCCACCGCCACCGCCAGTATTAGCTGTACCACTAGCACCTGGGTAAGTTGTCCCAGGACCATTTCCTCCAGCACCACCGCCTCCAGCACCTCCAGTACCAGTTTTTATTGGGGAATTAA